AACCTATTACGTTCTGCTGACTTCAGCAGGTGAGGCGGCGGTCGCCGCAGCGATCGCCAGCAATACGCCCGTCGCGATCGCGACCATGGCACTCGGCGACGGCGGCGGCGCTCCTGTGACACCGGTCGAGAACCGTTCCGCGTTGGTGAACGAAGTGAATCGTGGGGCCGTTGAAAGCCTTACTCCGCATCCCACGAACCCGAATTGGATCACCGCGCAGCGGATCATCGGGCCCACCGTCGGCGGTTGGACGGTGCGCGAAGTCGGCCTCTTCGACACCGCAGGCACGCTGATCGCCTACGGAAACTTTCCGCCGAGCTACAAGCCGATCCTTGCGGAAGGCTCCGGCAAGGAGCTGATCGTTCGCGTCACCTTCGAGGTGGCCAGCACGGCCGCCATCGCCATCAGCATCGATCCGTCGGTCGTGCTTGCGACGCAGACCTACGTCCAGCAGCAAATCGCCGCCCTGCAGCGCGCTAACCGCGCCCGCCGTTTCTTCCACAACCAGTCGTGAGGTCTCCATGAGCTCCGGTCGCTTGGGCAAGGCTGACCTTGCCGCCAACACCGACACCGACCTGTACACCGTGCCCGCCGGCACCGTGACCACGGCGAACGTGTCCTTCTGCAACCGAACTGGCGCCCCCATCCGTGTGCGCCTTGCCGTCAGAAGCGGGGCGCTGACGAACAGCGACTACCTCGAGTTCGACGCCGAAGTTCCGGCCAATGGCGTGCTCGAGCGCACCGCTATCGCCTGCGAATCTGGCGAGATCCTCACTGCTCGCGCCAGCTCTGTCGGTGTTTCCGTCGTCGCGCGTGGCTGGGAAGAGGTGGCCTGATGGGCCGTCATCTTTCCGGGCAGGGCTCCGGCTTCGGCACCGGCGCCGATGGCCTACCGCATACCGTGCCGCTTGGTGGCTTGACGCTGCTCCCGGGCCCGCGCCCGGGCTACGTGCTCGCCGATGGCCTGAACGAGTACCTCAACGGGCCCCGATCGCGCAACTTGCTGACGACCACCCGCCGCTCTATCAGCACTGCGCTGCGCAGCCCTGCCGGCTCCTTCATCAACCGCGCCGCCTCGAACGGTACGCGCGTTGTCATCATGGGGAACACCGCGGGAGGGTTCACCGAGTCGACGGACGGAATCAATTGGAGTGTCCGCTCGTGGCCTTCGCCGAGCACCGGAAATTGGTCACAGATCGCGTGGAACGGATCAATTTTTGTCGCGATCTCGGATCTCGGGAACGACATCATTACGAGCCCCGATGGGCTGACCTGGACGGCTCGCACCGGCCTCTCTACTGTGGCCGGGGGTGTCCATGGTACGCCGCGTGCGATCGCGGTCATCGGCACCCGATTCGTCGCTGTGTACGGTGCGGATGCGACCAGCGTGTTCACCTCGACCGATGGCATCACGTGGTCTGCGTCCGCTCTGCCTGACACGGTTCCGAGTTCCGTTACGGTTGCGTCGCTGATCTCGAACGGCTCGACCATGCATTACGTCGCAAGCTCTTCGAACGGCTTCCTGCGGCACTACACGAGCACGAACGGTACCTCGTGGACGATCCTCGCCTCGAGCCCTAATCTCCGCGGTCGCAATGGTCGCCAAGTCGGGAATATCGGGCTGATCGGCCTCTCCCCTTCTGGCGTTCTGATCGCCTCGGATGGAGCCCACGGAACCTACGCCTCGATGCTCACGAGCTTCGACAATGGCGCCACGTGGGAGGCCATGGAGCGTCCGATCAACACGGTGGGCCCGACGATGATCGGCGGCTACGCGCTGGGGCAGTTCTGGATCTTCACGCAGAGCGAGTTCGCATCGAGCAGCCCCGGCGCATCCCCCGGTGCTGACGTATACACCTCGGCTGATGGCCGCTCGTGGGAGCGACGAAGCCTGCCGCGTGGCATGCCGCAGGCTGTCGGCTTCGGTGTTTCTGGCTCTTCGATCTATGCACTCTCAACCGACCTCTTCGACAACACGAGCGCGGCCTGTGCCTTCACCGCGGCCTACACCAACACGAACCGGACGCCGGTCGGCTTTGTCGCGAACAGCGGACTCGTCGGCGGCACCAGCATGAACCAGTGCTACATGAGGGTCGCCTGATGTTCTACACCTATGACGAGGAAGGGTTCTACATCGGCGAAAGCCATATCGAGGTCCTCCGTTCGACTAGCATCGCTCCGCCGCTGGGATCTCCCGGCCCCGACCGAGAGTGGTGCTTCGCTGACCACCTCGGCAAGTGGGTCGCCGCGAAGCGCCCGGAGCCGGTCGATCCGAGCCCGCCGAACTACGGCTACCGGATCACCAAGCTCGCCTTCCGCCAGCGCGTCGGCCCTCAGGCGCTTGCCGCGATCGAGCTGGCGTCCGTTCACAATCCGGCTGCGCCGGTCCAGGCGCAGCAGCTCGCGGCGACGCTGCGCGTGATGCTGGCGGATGTCCAGGCAGCGACCTTCATCGATCTCGCTCGCCCTGACACTCGAGCGGGCGTGCAGCAGCTGGAGGCTGCTGGCCTTCTGCCAGCCGGCAAGGCGGCGGAGATCCTCGACACGCCGGTACAGGCGGCCGAAGTGCCGGTCGGCGCATGAGCAGCGCCGTCCGCCTCGTGTTCACCCGCAGGCGCCATCCGGGCAGCGTCCTGCTACGCACTTTCCTATGGTCGGCCTGGTCACACTGCGCCATCGTCGACGGGGTCGACATCATCGAAGCGTCTGCGGGCGGGGGCGTGCGTGTCCGAGAGCTGGGCGAACTGATCCGCGAGTCGAGCGAGCACGCCTTCGTCGATTTACCGGCGAGCGATCCGCGCGCCGTCATCGCCGCGGCGCGCAGCCAGATCGGAAAGCCGTACGACTGGCTTGGCGTGCTCGGCATCGGCGTTCGGCGCCGTTGGCAGGACAACGATCGGTGGTTCTGCAGTGAGCTGATCGCATGGGCGTTCGAGCGCTCTGGCTGGCCGCTGTTCCGGGGGCAGCCGTGGCGAATCACGCCACGCGACCTGTACCTTCCGATCTACGCGGAGCGTCGAGCACTGCGCGCCGTCCGCTGATCGATTGCTTGGCTGTGGCGCAATTGCCCACAGCCAGAAGCAGATGCGCACGCGCGAGGCGGGCCGAACAATCGGCCCATGAACCTGATCGAGCTGCATCGCCTGCTGTCGAACCTGCTCCGCGTCGGCACCATCGCTTCGGTGGACGCCGGCGCGGCGCGTTGCCGGGTTCGCATCGGGGACATCACCACCGCGGCCCTGCCATGGCTGGCGCAGCGCGCCGGCGAGGCAGCAACGTGGTCGGCGCCGACGGTCGGCGAGCAGGTGCTTGTGCTCTCTCCAGGCGGCGACCTCAGCCTTGGTTTGGTGCTGCCCGGCCTGTACCAGGGCACTCACCCAGCGCCGGGCTCGGAAGCCGGCCTGCACCGTTTCATTGCCGCTGACGGGGCGGTTCTCGAGTACCAGGAATCCACGAGCACGCTCCGCGCGACGCTGCCTGGCAGCGGGCGTGCCGAACTGGTGGCGCCGGGCGGCATCAGCATCACGGGCAACGTCGAGATCGCCGGCGACGTGGCGATCACCGGCTCCCTCAACGCGACGGTTCAGGTCGAGGCCGCGGGCATCAAGCTGACCTCACATCGCCACGGCCAAGTGGCCGGCGGTAGCAGCACGTCGGGGCCGCCGCAGTGATTGGTGTCGATGCCCGCAACGGAAAGGCCCTGGGCGGTGACGCGCATCTCGCGCAGTCGATCGCGGACGTGCTCACCACGCCCATCGGCAGCCGCGTGCTCCGGCGCGACTACGGCTCGCTGCTCCCCGAACTAATCGACGCCCCCTTCAACGGCGCCACCCGACTGCGCCTCTACGCCGCCGTCGCCCTCGCGCTCCTCCGGTGGGAGCCGCGCATCCGCCTCTCGAGGGTCCAGATCGTGCCCCGCGATGAGCCAGGCGCCTTCGATATCGATCTCGACGTCGAGCACATCGACGAGCGCACCGAAACGCCGTTCCAACAACTCACCGTCCCTCTGCGGCTGCGCGCCGCCTAGCCCCAAGGAGCCACCATGAGCACCACGTACCACCATGGCGTGCGCGTCGTCGAGATCAACTCCGGCACGCGTCCCATCCGAGCTATCTCCACGGCCGTCATCGGGCTCGTGGCTACCGCAGCGGACGCGGATGCCGCTGCGTTCCCGCTGGACACGCCGGTGCTGATCACCGACCTGCGCAGCGCGATCGGCAAGGCCGGCGTCGCCGGCACCCTGTCCAAGTCGCTTGGCGCCATCCTCGACCAGACGAACGCAGTGGTGGTCGTGGTTCGCGTCGCGCCTGGGGCGGATGAAGCCGAGACGACCTCCAACGTTGTCGGCAGCTATACGAACGGCGGCTACACCGGCATGCAGGCCCTGCTCGCGGCTCAGGCCCGCGTCGGGGTGCGCCCGCGCATCATCGGCGCCCCGGGGCTGGACACGCAGCCGGTCACGACCGCACTCGCCACACTTGCCCAGAAGCTGCGGGGTTTCGCCTACGCGGCCGCCATCGGGGAAGACCGCGCGGCCGTTCTGACCTACCGCGCCAACTTCGCGCAGCGCGAGCTGATGCTGATCTGGCCGGACTTCACCGCGTGGAACACCGCGACGAGCGCGAGCGAACCGGCGCCGGCCGTCGCCCGCGCCCTCGGCCTTCGCGCTCGCATCGACCAGGAGACGGGCTGGCACAAGACCATCTCGAACGTGGCGGTGAACGGCGTCACCGGCATCAGCAAAGACGTCTACTTCGACCTGCAGCAGCCGGCAACCGACGCCAACCTGCTGAACGACGGCGATGTGACCACGCTGATCAACGCCAACGGCTTCCGATTCTGGGGCTCGCGCACGTGCTCCGACGAGCCGCTGTTCGCGTTCGAGAACTACACACGCACCGCGCAGGTGCTGGCCGACACCATCGCTGAGGCCCACCTGTGGGCCGTTGACCGCCCGATGCACGCCTCCCTCGTGCGAGACATCATCGAAAGCATCAA